CTCCTGCTCGGCGAGTGACTTAGGTATATCCTCGTCCTTGATGCCGAGGGTGCGGTAGGCCGCCCGAATCTTCGCCTTGACCTTTCCCACGTCGCCGCTCGGTATCTCCACCTTGTTTCCCCGGAACCCGCCAGGAGAGAACCCGGCGGCCGCCCGCCCGAGTTGCGCGACGGTCACCTTCTTCGAGGGCGACTCCCAGAGACGCAGCTTCCAGGCAGAAGGCTTCTGAGGGTCCGGCACGTAGGCGAAGGCGGAAGCGGGATAGTCATCTCCATCCTCCTTCTTCGTCGCCTCCATGACGGCGGAATCAGCCTGCTCCATGAGGACGCGCAGACTGGTCGCGCCCGCCTCATCGCCGCGCTCCAACGCCGCGCGAATCTGTGCTTCCAGCATTTCCCTGACCGTGGCCATGTCTAACGTCTCCCCCGCCGCTTGCTGCGGCGTCTTGCCATATCGCTTGTAGTACGCGATGGCGCAGATGCGCTTCGCGTCGGCCAGGGACTTCCCGTCTTTCTGTTCGCTCGCCACGCAGGCGAGGTATTCCTTCGGCATATCACCTCTATGAGTCAGGCACGCCCGGCCAAAAGAAAACCCCCCGTCCTCTCTCGCGCGAGAACGAGGGGTATGAATCTTCACGGCCTGTCGCTAGCTAGGCGACTGACCGGGCGTGTTATTCGCTTTGTGCTCTCGCCTCAGTCCAGAAAGATCACTCCGTCAGGGCCAGCCTGCACCACAGTCGTATGAGAAATGCGGGGGTCGTCGGGCTCTACGGCAGACATTCCCGCATAGCGATAGTTGCCGCCGCACATGTGAATATGCACTGCGACAATCGCCTTTCCGGGGTGCAGTTTCTCCTGGATTTTTGTCTCGTCCCATGTATTCCTCATGCTCTCGCCTCCTATATGCTCTCCGACTGCTCCGTTAGCCGTTCGGCCTTGTTCGCCTCCAGCAGCGGCCGCACTGCATCGCCAACGTGCAGGGTGACCGTATACCCGTCTACCGCCTTCGCTACGGACATGACCTCCACGCGCCGCCCGCTCTTGCGGCCAATGATCTCAGCCGCCTCTTCGGCGATACGCATGGCCCTCTCTAGCATCCTCGCCTCCCTATCCCTGCGGATACCGCGGCGCCATCGGAGTCGGCAGGGGCGTGATCGCGCCCGTCCCGGCCAACGCCTGCGCCCGCAGTCGGTCCAAGTCATCCTCACTCGCTACAGCATCGCATTCGCAGTGCGGATGAGGTGTCGGCGGCAGTTCCCGACTCCCTACCGGGTAGCGCCTGCCCGCCCGTATAGCACACGTCGAGCAGGGCCGTGGACCGCATATCCACTCCAGCATCTGTATGCCCGCCGCCAGGTAGGTCGAGCGTCGTCCCTCCATCCGCGCCCGTACCGCCTCCGTCCGCGCTATTCGCTCGGCTTCCCACCCTTCCAGGTTGTCCCATACTCCCCGGAGTTCGCTCCCCATGTCTGCCGCAGACATGCCCTCGTCGAGTCCCGTTATCATCGCCTTGCGAATCTCGACCTGCCATTCCATCGGCACGAGCTTCGTCAGCCTGTCGCCGTAGTAGCCGGCGTACTGTCCCATCTCGCCGACCGCCGCCGGGTCTTTGAGCAACCAATCCTCGGCGAACCCCAACTGCGCCGCGGCCTTACTCGATCCGTTCTTCATTGCCTCCTCGAAGGCGTCTCGAAAGCCCTCGCGGAACTGTCCGTCCAGGTTCTCCGGCAACTCTATGGACTGCATCAGCACCCTCAGCGAACTCGTCGAGTCCTCGGCCTCCAGCATCGCCTTGCCCCGGAGTTGTGCCGCCAGGTTCTGCTTCTCCGTATCGTCCAGGCTCCGCAGGTTGACGATCCTCGCCCGCCACTCCTTGCGGACGAATCGCTGCCTCTGCTCCGGCAATCCAGCCGCCCGACGCCACTGCTCTCGCTCCCGTTCGACGGCAAGGTCCGCGTCGAAGGTGTCTCGTATCAACGGCACGAGCAGCGACGGTTCCGGCGGCCGGTACCGCTGCCGGAAGGAGACCTCCCACTTCCGAGCGAATGACTGGACGACTCGCAAGATAGGAAGCCGCCCCGGAAGGGCATTCGCCGCCTCAAGCAGGGCCAGGGTAGTTGTAGCTGCCCGCACCGCTAGGCGCAGGTTCTCGCGCCTCTGCGTTACCGCCGTCACCCTCTAGCTCCTTGTTCGCGAGCACCAATACCGCCTCCAATATCCCCTGCAGTGACTGCGCGCGCCGGCCCAACTGTTCCTCTGCCGCTCCCGCCCATTGCTCGCCTAAGTCCCCGAGCCAGCGCTCCTTCTCGTCCTCGGTAAGGCCCATGTAGTGATCAGCCACCATCTCAAGCGGGACTTGCAGGAAGTTCGCGATGATCTGCAAGGTCTGTGCCCGCATGTACTCGATCTCGGCGTTCTGCTTGGCGTCCGCGGTTGAAATAACCGGGAACTCCAGGGCGACTGGGTTCTTGATTGGGTCGTATCCCCGCAGGATGAGATGCAGGGTAATCACGATGTTGTGCCCATAGGCCAGCGACTTCTGCATGCCCCGAATCGTGCGGGCGAACTGGATATCCTCGTAAGAGATGTTGCCGCTGCCGATAGCGGCCCTCGCCGCCTCCGCGCCACCGAGGTTCAGGTAGCGCATGGGAACGCCTAACCGTGCCAGGACAATCCCGCGATGGTACTCTACGTCCCGAATGACCTGGAGCTGTACGTTCGCCGGGGTGAGAAGCTTAGGTCCCGCGTCGGGGTAGTCCTTGCCCACGTAGGGCACGTAAAAATCCTGCGTGACTTCCGTCGGGTTGTCCCGTGTACTCGTGCCCTGGGTGGCCGAGAGCACCCGTCGACGCATCAACTTGTCCGCATACCGCTTGACTGCCGCCTCCTGGTCATCCCGGCCCATCTTCTCGGTTACCGGAACCCTATGGACCATCCGGTCCATGGCCCGCTGCCGCCGCGCCTGGACCATGTCATCTTCCATCGCGGCGAGCCGCATGTACTCCCGTTCGCACCCCAGTATGCCCCGGCCGTATGCTTCGTCGGGGTCAATGGGGTAGGTATACTGCACGACTTGCCACTCGGCGAAGGGTATCCCGCTACCGTCCTGCTTGTAGTAGGGGCGCTGCTCCCAGGGCGGGTCCTGCGGCAGGCCCCTATCATCCAGCCGCCGCCATATCTGATGCTCTGGCAGAAGCTTATACCTCACCACACGGCCACCAGCCGGGTCGAGTACTGGCTCCCTCATCTCATTTCCGTGGGTGGCGAGGCGCCGAGCTATCCCGTTGCTTGACTCTCGGAGCTTGATCGCATCGCAGAGAAGTTCTACCTCCTCAGTTATTCGGTCTTCCTCGCACCGCACAAGAAACGCATTCCGCGCATCGCCCTCGTCCTCCGGTGCCGTCGCCACATCCGCGATCACGTCGAGCGCTTTGCCGATGAGCGCGGATTCATCCGCCATACGCTGGCGAATCGCATGCCGCTCCTGTCGGTTCCGACTCATCCGCCAGGGTCGCGTTAAGGTACTAATCAAATCGGCATCGAGGAGACCAACCTCGCCAGCCCCTAGCTCCGCGGGTACGCCCGCAAGCTGGTCAACCGTCGGGCCGAAATATGGAGACAGCGCCTTCGCGAGGCGCTGCCCGATTCGCTGTTGAATTGCGGAGATCAGTCTCATGCTAACCCCTAGACGTAAATCTCGAAGGCCTCCGCGTACTGGCTAACTTCCTGCCAGAATGCCATCACTACCGCGTCGCCATCGTCTGTCGAGCGCCCGAGTCTCTTTTTAATATCATCCTTGCTCTCCACCTGAATCTTCCCGCCCGACAGAACCCGCCAGTGTGGTGCGGTCAAATCGCCAATCAACAGATCGTCGGGACGCAGGGCAATGGGCCGCCCCGATGCAGGATCGAGTATCTCCCGCATTCCCCACCAGGCCGCGCTCCGCTTGTTCGCGAACCCGAGTTCACCCGACCTGTCCTTGGCGTCCGTTCCCTCCGAAGCATTGAAGGGCTCGACCGCGAGGCCCTGTTCCTTCAGCCGGTCGACCACGCCCGCCCCTATCCCAATCACGTCCACGATAGCCTTACCATTGTGCGCCTCCAGAATTCCCGCCACCGCCCCGGTCGTCGCCATGGTATCCTGCTTGGAGAAGCGACGAAGCTCCTTGATCGCGTCACCATGCCGTAAGGCAATGACGCTCATATCCGCTCCCGACCGCGCCACGTCCACGCCGCAACAGGTGAAGGGGTCCCAATCATCTGCGTCGTTGTGCTCCTTCCACCGCTCGTTCGCCGCCTCTACCCAGGAGAGCGGAATCACGCCATCCTCTTCCGACGAGGCGAACTCGCCCAGCACGCGGTTCTGGTAGACGGCCGAGTCCTCGCCCCACTGGAGCTTGCGCTGATCTGCCCACTCCTGGGGAACTCGCCTCGCTGCGATACATTCTGCGAGGGTCACATGCCGTACCCACCAGTCCTCATAACCCGGCTTGCGCTGGTGAATCTCGTAGAAGCGCCCCTGCGGTTCGCCCGGAGTGCTGATTGCCAGGGCGTAGCAATCTCCGCTTGCCAGCGCACCCTCGGCCGCGTCCCATGTCGCCGGCGGGATCGCCTTCGCCTCGTCAAACACGTAGAGGAGCCGGTCGGCGTGCGCGCCCTCGATGAGGTCCGGCTTATCGCTCGCCGCGGAGAATGCCTCGCCATGGCCGAGCTTCAGCATGAGCTGTAGCAACTCCGTCCGTTCGTCAAACCGGCCTCGCCCGACCCGTTCCCACCTCAGCCGGCGCGTCCATTTGTGCAGTTCCGGGGCGAGATAGTGGCTCAGTTGCCGCCAAGCACTCGCCGTCATTACAGCCTTCCAGTCGCCCTCCATGTGATCACGGGTGAGCGCAAACCAGAGCACGACCCAGGCCGCGAGTGCTGTCTTTCCCGAACCATGGGGGGACCGGATCGCCGCGCGCCGTCTCGTCGGAAGTTCTTTCAGCACCTCAAGCTGATACGGGGTCGGCCCTTCGCCCTCGGCCCACTCGAAGCACTCCAAAACGAAACGGTCGGGGTGTTCCCCGTAGATAACCGCGAAATCTTTGGCCAACAACACGTCAATGCCCCCGAGCAGGGCGTCTATGGCCTCGGGCCTGCCGCGAACCACCTCCAGGATATCAGGGGGCGCGGTCACTTAGACTCCCTCAGCAAGTCGCGGACCTCGTTCAATGCTTCGTTCTTGTGCCTACGGGCATCTCGGGCAACTGAAGCCGCAATGTATCTCCGGTGATCCTTCGGGAGGCGATTATGCGTCTCGCAGATAAATAAGAAATCATCAGCATCCACCAACTCCCGCACGGCCTTGCGGAACGCGCTGCTTTCTTTGCGAGCGTCTTCTCCCAACTCCGTTTCCAGAATTGACTCTATGCTATCTGCCAATAGCAGCTTGCCCGCATGGAGGCCGTCTTCGTAGGACTCCACGGCACAGTTCTCGCAATCTGGTTCCCGCACGGCCTCGTGGAGGGGGTCGGGTATATCCCGCGTTCGATTGGCGACAGATGGATCGGTCTCCCCAATTTCAGGATGCTCCGCGAGGAGTTTCTTTCCCGCGGCTATGTCTGCCTCGGTCACGGAACGCCGCTCCTCTCTCATCTCGCCTCCCCTGGCTTCCCATCCAGCCCGATCAGTTCTTCCCGCAGCGCCAACAGTCCGCCAATATCCATGCCCAACAACTTGCCCGCCAGGATGTTCGCCAACTCCTGCGCCTTCCGCTCTGCCGTCTTCGGCTTCCCGTCATCGCCAGGTTGGTCGAGCTGCGCGACCCGGTAGAGTTCGGAGCCGATCTTCAGCCCGTCGCCCACGAGTTTCACGAGGTCGAGTATGCCCGGAGTTGTCATCTCTGTCCGATTGAACTTATCGCCATCCACGACCTTGACTCGCCTAAGTTTCATCTCCGCTAGTTGTCTCGGGTCTTTGAGTACTGCCAGAATCTGCCCCGCGAGTAGTCGGGCGATGGTGCGGAGAGCGATGGCCTCCTGGGAGAGGAGTTCCTGCTGGAGGATGTGGTCGGCGGCATGATCTTCGCGTGCCTTCGCCTCCGCTGCAAGCTCGGCCTTGCGCCGCTCATACTCCTGGTACTCATCCCATGCCCGCGCCCGGTCATTCCAGTGCCACTGCGCCGCGAGCGTACGCCAATACTGCCAACTCGGTTTGCGGCCTTTCTGCGGGAGTTTCACAATATCGCAGGCCTTGCGGACCGACCGCTCGGGGCCGAGGTTGCGGTACTTCAGGAAGCGCCTGAAGCATCGCATAGGCTCGTCTGCCCGCCTCTCCCACGGCTGTCTCTGCGCGGCCTCACCCACGTCCGTTCTCCCGTCTCGCCACGAACCGCTCGTGCACCACGCAGAAGTCGCTGCCCTCTATCGCGGGTCTCCGACAAGGCTTGCCAGTGGAGATCACGAACCCCTCACATCGCCTGCGCGTCTCTCGTGGCGGCCGGCGTAGTCTCCGACTCCCGATCCCCTGCACGTCCAGCAACCTCTTTACCCTATCCAGAGTGGGAGCGAACGCCTCTGGCGCATATCCCGCCATGTCTATCTGCCGCTGCCAGAGGGCGCCGAGGCTAAGGCTAGGCATGGACGCGCTCCGCCTTCTCGCCGGTCAGGTTCTCCCACCGGGTGAGGATGACATCGCAGTAGCGGGCAGAGAGTTCCATCAGAAAGCAGACCCGACCAGACTGCTCCGCGGCTATGAGTGTCGTTCCGCTCCCCCCAAATGGCTCATACACGTCCCCCACATGATGATCTATTGGTTTCCGCATGATGGATAGCGGTTTCTGCGCGGCGTGAGAGGTGATAGTATCCTCTCGTGCCAACGCTTCCGCGCTTCGCCCGTATGCTGCTCCCGGTGGTCGGGCATCCCATACCGTCGTGGTGCCGCGCGCATCCTCATCAGCCGGGACCTGCCATGAGGCCTGCATCCCCTTTCGCACACAATAAAGACATGCTTCGTGTTGCCAATCCCACGCCGACCGCGAGAAGGGCCACGTCTCCTTCACCCATATGATCTCCTGCCGAACTTCAAATCCCGCTGTCTCAAGTGCCTTCTGGAGCGGTATGCGTTGACGATGCGAATGCCACACATAGGCAACGTCTCCAGGGAAGGCGGACCAAGCGTCTACCCACGCCAACTCCTTGTCGTCCTCCGGCACCATATAGTCGTTTCGTTGCGTCGGACTGCCTCCGAGATCATCACGCCACTTGGGGTCGAACCCGACCCCATAGGGCGGATCAGTGACCATGAGGTTAGGCCTGCCCCCCGCCAGCAATAGGGCCACAGATGCCCCGTCCGTCGCATCCCCGCACATCACCCTATGCTTCCCGCACGCCCACACTTCCCCCGGCTGCACCCGCGTCGGCCCGTCCTGTGGCTCGGGGATCTCGCCCTCTTCGGGCGCCGGCGTCGGGTTCGCGGCCTCCAGTTCCGCCAGCAACTTCCCCAGCTCGTCCGGGTCGTACCCCGTCATCTCTAGCTGCCCCACGTCCTGGAGGGACTTCAGGAGGTCGGTCAACGCCTGCGGGTCGGGTTCGGCCATCTGCGCGCTGCGGTTGTCCATTACGAGGAACGCTTCCGGGTAAGGCCCGTCGTAGACGTGGCAGGCGATCTGCACCCAGCCCTCAGCCTTCGCCGCCTCCCACAGTCCATGCCCCGCCAATATCGTCCCATCCGGCTGAATCACGAGGGGCTTCTGAAGTCCGTGCGTCCGCAGGCTTTCCCGCAGGACCGCCATCTGCGGCTCAGGATGCCGCTGATAGTTGCTGGGGTGCGCTTTCAGGTCGGCGATTGCGCGCTGCTCGACGTTCACCCGCGCCTCCCCGTCAGGCTCTTCGCCAGGTCTTTCCTTGCCTGCTTCACAAGCGCGGCCGCCAGCCGCCACGGGCCCTCCTCATCCCTGATTCGCATATGCTAGCCCCCGCCTCCTCGCCAACTCCCGATTCGCCCGCGCGGTTGCCCGCCGGTGCCGGCGTCGGTGCTCGTTAGGGGAGATCGTGTGCAGCAGACGCGCGAAGCGCAGGTAGCGCGCCACGCGCTGGATATCTCGTTCGGCCACATGCCGAGAATAGGTCTGAGGAGGCGTGGCTTTCCGGTAATCACGGATGGGGACTTCGGGGGTTTCCCGGCCCAGGCCCACTTGTCGCGGGTCCTGCATGGTATTCCGTTTAGCCGGCGTTCTCGTCGTTTCGGCTCCACAAAGCGAAACCGGCCCCTGGGTCCAGGTTCAGGATGATCAGTCCCTACCTCAGCTCAGACGCCGGCTCATATGCGCCAGCTCTTCCCCCAAACCCACAGGGCCAGGGGCTCGGTTGTCCAAATGACCGTTACCACGGCTCAGGCGGCGTTGTCAAGGGGTTGTACAGGGGTCGCCAAACTTTTTTTGGAAACCCTATTGACATATAGCTTAGGTATGGTATAGTAGGTTAGACGCTAGACGAGGGCGAAGGCCCGAAGGGAAGGAAGATGGAAGCGACAATGAGAGTGGGCGATGTTGTAGTGCCGAAATGTGGAGACCCGGAGAACGAGGTCGGATATACCGGCAGGGTGGTAGCGATAATCCCAAGTCCCGGCGCGACCTACCCTCCGCAAATCGAGGTGCGATTCCCCGACGATCACTCCGACTGGTGGAGAGAAGACGAGTTGACGCCCGCCAAGGCCACAATGAAGATCACCATGGCAGATCAGCGGTGGGAGAAGATAGAATCCCAGCTCCCCGCTGAGGAGCGAGGGGAGTGTGGGGAGTGTCACGCAGAACCGCTCCCGGCGACGTACTACCTGCTTGTAAACGGGGCCGCCACCATCTGCCCCAACTGCTACCGCCGACTGGAGAGAGACGGAGGTCTCTAACCCCCCCGGTGGGGTGGGGCGCGGGAGAAAGAGAGGAGAGAGGAGCGTCCATGCCCAAACCCGACGATCTGTCCGACGCTGCCCGCCGCCTGGTGAAACAATCCCACGCCGCGCAGAAGAAGAAACACGGGAACGGATATAGCCAGGAGATGATGCGCCGAGGACGAAAAGGGGGCTGGCCCAAGGGCCACCCGAGGAAGAAGAAGCAGGAAGGCCCCGGTGATGAGCCGGGGTCTTCTCTCAGGCTACCCGCACCCCTTTGAGGGGCCGCCTCCCCAGGCGCATCATCTCCGGACACCTATAGGCCCAGTCGAGTATCTCCGTCCAGTCCGCGCGTTCCTCCATCCCCGGATGATTCCGGCGGATACGCTCGCGGCGTTGCTCAGATGTCTCCCGCTGCTTCTTCTGGCGCATTGTCGGCCTTTCCCGCCTCCTTCTCCGCGTTCACGCAGCGGGACTCCGCGGCGTGTATCATCTCTAGGTCCGTGACCCGTCCGCGCGCATTGCACTCAGGGCAGATCGTGTCACCGCCGCCATAGGCCAACATATGCCGACCACATGAAGAACAGACCCTCTCCGATACGGCTATGCCTCGGTCGGTGAGGATGGATCGCTCCGACTCCAGTTCCGCGACCCGCTTCTCCGCGGCCTCGGCACGGGCGCGCTCCTCCATCGCCCTCTGCTCGGCCGCGTCCGCACGCTGGCGGTACTTGTTCCGTTCCTGGTGGTAGCACCCACAACGCGCACTTGCTCGCTGCCATCGCTTACGCCATCTAGAGGCCCGCTCATGTGCCCGCCGAAACAGCGATTGTCTTTCGTCATCGCCACCTGCCGCCTCCCAGTCGGCACGCGCTGGTTTGGGAACCCCTGCCCATGTCGTCCGGTCACATTCACTCATCCTTCACTCCCTCCAGGCCAAGTCGCCGGGCTTGGGGTCGAAGTGCAGGACCTTGCCCGTGCCGTCGGACACTAGCGACCTCTGCTTTAGATAGTACGGAACCCCAGCCCGTTCGCATTGTGCCTCTATCGCGTTCGCCCACTCGTGTCGCATCGGCCTGCGCTTCGGTCCCGACTCGCAGCCAACGATGACCTGATCTATCCGCCTTTTCGGATTCACGAAGAAGCGCCCCATCGCAATAGGCCCCAGCATCGGCTCCACCGAAATCCAGCGATGTGCGGCTGGCGCGTCCAGCAGTATCGGAATCTTCGCATCGGCTTCTTCCTGGTTGCAGACGGTGACGCCGAGCCAGACGTTGGGGAAACAGCCCAGGCGGTCCATCGCCATATACCGCGACATGAATTCCTGCATACGCTCGGCACGCTTCGTCAATAGAAGCCATGTGTGCCTGCTGTGCGCCGAAGATATGGCTTGCAGTACGTCCACAAGGAACGCATCGGGAACGTCGGGGTGGAACAGGTCCCCCATCGTCGGCACCAGCACGACCCGCGGCCTCCGCCAATGGAGGGGTTTCGACAGGCGGTCGGGGTGAAGGACAACCTGGGAGAATGATACCGCCTTGGCAAAGCCTGCAACCTTAGCACCAAAGCCCGCGTGAGCATTCGGGAACCGCTCCGCCGTCGCCTTGGCGTAACAGTTCGCGCACCCCGGACTGCACGGAGTACAGCCCGACACGGGGTTCCAGCCCTCATCGGTGTACGGGATGTTACTTGCCATCGCTCTCCCTCTCCCGAAAGTGCTCGCAGGCGGCGGTTGTCTTTCGTATGGACCCGGAGAATCTCGGGAATCTATCCTTGTTCTCGCAGACGACGGTAGATGGCATCGTCGCCAACACCCCGTCCTTCCGCCAGTACTGGTCCGGCCGAGACTCCGCACACTCCCCGCAGGTCCGCCGCCGACAATCGCACTCCGGCCCCAGCATCCCTATCGCCCGTCCGCAGTACAGACACGTTCTGCCCGTCTCACTCATCATCGCCTCCCGGCAGGTCGCGGGGTTCGCCCCAGGGCTTGCCGAACTGCGGACACGTATGCTCTTGGCATGCCGTCAGTTCGGGCCCATGCTTGATTTCACAGGACATGCACACCAGGCTCCGGCTCGGCAAGCGGAGAGGCCGCAGTATCTTCGCCTTCGCCTTCGGCTCCTCGACGCGGCGAATGGCGTGCTTACCCCTGCCAAGAGCTTCGGCAACATCTGGAGGCAGGAAGTATCTATGCCCATCTATGTCTAGCCAGTTCTGAGGGCCCGCTCCAGCCAATACCACCCCCACAACCCGCTCCCCCTCCCGCTCCTTCCGCAGGCGCTCATTCTCGCTCTCCGCCTCCACCTGAGCACGCGCGGCTTCTGCCAGACCGACCTCCCACTCGTGGCAGCACTCAGTACACTCCTCCTGCCGGCGGGCGTGCTGGGCGCGGGCGGCGGCGATGGCCTTGCTCCAGACCTCAATGGGCACCAGACACGCGGCCCCCGCTTTCTGGTCCTGGCGCAACCCGGCAAGGTATTCCTCTGCCAGCGACATCAAGTCTATGTCCAACAAGCCACCATCATCCACCGCGTCCCCCTCGTCCTCGGCGTCGGGGGTGGCGACGATCTCCTTTATCTGCGCCAGGAGTCTCCGCAATGAACCCATGTCCTGCGTCGTCGAAGCTAGGCGCGACGTAACTTTATGCTCGCGCAGGTCCGCTTCCGCCAACAGTTCGTCAAGCGTCTTCACCATCACTCCGCTCCCTCCGCGGCCATCGCCGCTAGTTCTGTTTGCGCGTACGCCAGCAGGCAGAGCGCGTCGGCCTCATCCGAGAACGGAGACCCCTCCACCTGCGCCTTGTTCGGTTTCGCCTTGTCGCACCAATCGTTGTACCGCGCCATGAAGTCATCGGCAGCCCGCTGGAACTCCGGTAATCGCTTTCCGAGGTTCGCGGCAGCCTCTATCATGTCCGCTTTGCCCGCGTTGCCCCTTCCCGCCGCGAACTTCTTCAGCGTTCCGGTGTGGACGGGTTTGTGCTCGATTCCCTGAAGCACACAGAACTCCAACAACTTCCCGATGAATCTCTCTGCGCTCGCTGTCGCCGAACCGCCCCGATGATGGGACTGCTCGAAGACGATGAGATCGAAGCCGACATTCCCATGTATCTCAGCGAGGAACTTACCTAGCTTGATAGTACGAAGTCCCTTGGATTCGTCGCGGCCCAC